TGAAATGGAGTTCAACTCCCAGAGGGGAGCCATCATTATGTTCAGATGTCCATTCTGCGGCGCTATGGCCCGCACCCGTACCAGCCGTAAAATAACCGATATGACTATCCGGCAATATCACCAGTGTCAGAATCTGGAATGTAGCCGGTCATTCACCACGCTTAATAGTGTGGAGAGGGAAGTAACAAAGCGTGCAGGTACTGCACCGTTACCGCCAGACTTCATCCCCCGTGATGCCTTCCCAGCGTCCCATTATGGAAGGGATCAGTTAAGCCTTTCTCTGTGATAAATGCCCCGTTAATTCGGGGCTTTTTTGATTTGACGCTTAGAAAATAGTAATAATAAAAATGCATCAGTGATTGCAAAACAATTCTAATGGTAGGGAAAGCATGAATAAATTACTCACAGCTATACTCATTTGCTCTGGTCTTTTGGTGTCTGGGTCGGCATTAGCCGCAAGTCTAAAGGGCGATTATCCCGCTTGTACTTCTGAAGATGAATTCAACAGGCTCCAGTCAATAATTCAACACAAAGATAAAGAGTCTTTGGAGGAGATTTTCAAAACGTCATGCTTGATGCCAAAGAAGGGACTGAGTGTCGATAAAGTAGTATCTATGGGTTGGACTAGCGGGATAGCTCACGTAAAAGTTTATGTCAAAGGCAACCTTTATGACCTTTGGACAAACACAGAAAATCTATCGGCAGATTAATCTAGCTCTAACGAAAATAAGCCCCGCTCTTAGCGGGGCTTTGTCTTTGTAATGTGGACACTTTTGTCGAAGTGTGGACGCTATGTGGACGCTGATTTTAAAAATCCCTTTCAATCAGCAATTTAAACTCTTGACCTTCCCCTTGATGGTGGGATTCTGACAGGCGCAGCCCCGTAAGGTACTGCGCCGAATCAGTATTTTACAGACTTAACTAACCCGCAAATCCCCCGCTTTGCCTCCAGAGTGTGGACACAATGTGGACATTCCGCTGAGAGGATTATAGCTCACAGCGTCCAGTAAATAATCTGGTGCGAAGTGCGCATAAACCATCGTTTGAGAAATATCCGCATGACCCAATATCCTCTGTAAAGCAATGATGTTGCCACCCTTCATCATGAAGTGCGTTGCGAACGTGTGTCGCAAAGCATGGGCCGCTTGTCCATCTGGCAAGTTGGGTTTTGCTTCTTTCATCCTTAAGCGGAACGTCTTGTAACTCACGCGGAAAAGTCGCCCTGATTCTCTGTGTTTAATAATCCTGGCGATATCATCCGATATCGGAACAACGCGCCTTTCACCGTTTTTTGTCAGGGTGAACATGACTCTGTTACCGACAATATTTTCCGCTTTCAGATTGTATGCCTCCCCCCATCTCGCACCGGTAGCCAGCAGTAAAATCGCAATGCGGTAGTAATCACCGGAGCACAGCGATAACAGCCGATCAACTTCGGTCTGGGTCAGGTATGACATTTCGGTTTTGGGTTCTTTCAACGCTGCAACAGACGTCACGGGGTTTTCTCCGTGGAACTCGTCGATCTCCGCCATTGACTTGAAAATCCCACTCAAGGCGAAAAGGTCATGATTTATCGTTGAAGCCTTGATCCCCTGCTCCAGCCGGTATGCCCGGTAGTCAATAATGCATCGTGCATCAAGCTGGTAAAGCATAGGGTCACCCATATCCTGGCAAATACAGTTAACCGCGCTCAATCTGCGGTTCGCATAGTTTTTGTTTCGTCCGATTAACTGCCACCAAAGCGCAATGAACTCGCTTAGCTTTCGTTTATCTGCCGGTTTATTCAGGTAATCATGATTCTGAAATTTGGCAATGATACTGCGCTCAAATGCGTGCGCTTCTGCCTTTCTGTCAAACTTCCGCCGAATGCGTTTTCCATCGCGCCCGCGCGGCCTTACATCCACTTCATAGCGACCATCTTCGAGTTTCTTAACGGACATAAGAATACCCTCCGATCGTCAGTTCACTATCTTGGTAACAAATAGAGAAAATGTAATGTTTATATATGGTTAACCAATCTGTTTCCCGGAGGGGTCTGATTGCGTTGTTTCGTGCCCATAGTGTGCGAGAGCCGGTGCGATCTGGCCCCGGTTTGGGTCGATCCGGTCATACATAAACCAGTCTTGATACTTATGAAAACGGGGATGTCCAAACAGCTTAATTGCAGACTCCAGCGTCATTTTCGTTCGCCCTAATTCGTACCCAACATATGTTGAGTAATTTAACCCTACCAAATCAGTAAGTTGCCTCTTAGATAAACGCTCAGAGTCCCGAATTAGGCCTAGTTTTTCACCTTGTGAGATTGACATGATGATGAGTTCTCGTCATATTTACGCATAACAAGTCACAGGTTGCGTAACTAACAACATGTAACACATTCCGCAAATCGGACTTATCAAGCCTCAATAAGCGGTAATTAGGGAGTCTAACAAATGACACAATCACGAGAAATTGATTTAACGGCGGGATCTCAACATTTACGCCAATTTCCGCTGGACAATGCCCGTATTGCCCGCACTTGCAAAATGACCACCGCGCAGGCTGAAAGCATCCGGGATATGAATACCGAAGAACTGCAAAAACAGATTTTCGTTACACCGGCTGAGTTCGCTTATCTGACCGGGCGCACACTCAAATCAGTTCGCAACTTGATGGATCGCGCGCAGCTTCCAGTTCATCGCGAAGGTATGCCAGGTTCAAAGCGCCCAAAACGTTTCATCATGCTGCAAGAGTATTGGGATGCAGTTGCGCATTGCCGCGCACTTGTTACCCCGGAAGAACGGCATTACATCGACAGACTGATGCATGACAAAGCCACTTATCGACGCACCACCGGAAACAAACACAATGTATTGAAGCGGAATAGCCGTAATGCACTATCACATGGCCGGGCATAGGGAAAAGCAGACATGAAAAAGCGCTATTCACAACATGGGTCACATGCTGGGAGCATTCCGGGTTTGGTTCAGGTAAGCAAAAACGTTTATGTCTTTAACGGCTTCACTATCCGTAAATCACCGCGTAATGCTTTTAACAGAAGTAATTCATATCTGATTAATAAGCGGGATGATAACGGCAATGTTGATAATTATTTTGGCCGTGACTTTGCCTTATCTGAAGCAATGCGAACAATTGAACGGCTGAATAGCGGAAGAAATTATGAAGGTTGAAATGATTATCGGTCTTTCTATTTTTGCTGTGCTTTTTTTGTACCTAACTCAATTCCTGATCAGGCAGCGAATAGAAAACACTAAGCAGAAAAGAATTAAGGCGCTTTCTGAATATAAAGCCCGCCGTGAAGAAGTTGAACTAAAAGCCCGTAGACAACTGTAGCAGGTACACGATATGAACGATAACGCCCCATCACTTGCCAGCCTGTTAAAGCACGGTTGTCAGGTCACGCACTTCAAGAACTCACGCGGCTGGCTGGAAACGCCGGACGGAAGATTTTTTAAGCCCGAACCGGCGAAGGTTCAATTTATCAAAGGTAAAAATAAACCGTTTATTTATACCCAAAAAATAAATAAAGGCTTCCTGTTTACACTGGCTGAATTATTTAAAACGCTAATTAAGTAATTCGGTTTAAAAAATCAACTCTGTTTTCTCCGCCCCTTTATTAAGTGGCGGCGGTTTAACTCATTCTTTTTTTGAGGAAGAGATTATGACCAGACGTGATCAATATAGCTTCATTTTGCATGTTCTTTTACCTGCTATCGAAAATGAAGGATTAACCATTAAAACCCGCCGTGACGGTGAGTTAACCCTTTCAGCCAGTGGGTCAGTAGCAACCAATTTTATAAGCAATCTGCGCCAGCACTGCATTGAAGAATTGCAGCGCCCTTCTATTCCAGCTTCCCATTACGGAGTCCTATAAAATGATCCGCCCGTTCATCAAATGGGCAGGGGGTAAAACCCGTGTCCTCCCTGACCTGCTGCCGCATCTTCCTAAAGCCGACTGCCTGATCGAACCGTTCGTAGGCGGCGCATCGGTATTTCTGGCGACTGAATACCGCCGCTATGTGCTGGCTGATATCAACCCGGATCTTATTAACCTGTATCGGGAAGTCACCCGTTACCCGGACTTAGTGATCGATGCGGCCCGCGAACTGTTCAACAGTAAGAACAGCCCGCAGGGATACAACGAAGTCCGCGCCGCGTTCAATAAGCAGGTGGGTACGGTAAAAAGCGGTGGGTTGCGTTATGGCGCTGAAATGGCGTGCATTATGCGCGCTGCTCAATTCCTGTATCTGAATCGCCACGGTTATAACGGCTTATGCCGATACAGCCGGAAGACCGGCTTTAACGTGCCGTTTGGCAAGTATAAGAGCGTCTACTTTCCTGAAAATGAAATCCGCCTGTTTGCCGAAAAGGCCAACGATACAAAGGCAATATTTCTTTGCGCGCCGTTCCAGCGTTCTCTACAGGTCGTCACGGGTGGCGATGTTCTCGTTTACTGCGATCCGCCTTACCTGCCTGAAAGCAAAACAGCCGATTTTACCCAATACCACACCGAACCCTTCACGGAAGACAACCACCGCCAGTTAGTCCAGGCACTGCTGGAAGTTAACCGTAAGCATGGCGTGAAGGTCGTCATTTCCAACAGCGACACCGAAGCAACCCGCGCGATTTATCAGCCCTTCAAGATGCACGAAATCAGCGTGCAACGTTCCGTAAGCACCGACAAAGACAACCGCCAGAAGGCCAAAGAAGTGATCGGCGTGCTGCCTGTCTGCGACTGCTGCGGGCGTTACGGCGGCGGTTGCCCTGATTGTGGCGCCGTAATGGGTGATGCGACCTACAACGCGATGATTGCGGCGGGTGCGTTTGATGATGGGGAGGCTTTCTAATGTCGATCATAGATCCCCGTTGTAGTGGTACAGATACGATAAATATCGTTTCTGTTTCTGGAGGGAAAGACAGCCTTGCGCAGTGGCTTTTAGCCATTGAAAGCGGTGTGTCTTATACGACTGTTTTTGCTGATACCGGCCATGAGCACCCCCAAACAATGGAATACCTGGACTATCTGGAATCCAGGCTGGGAAAAATAGTTCGTGTTAAAGCTGATTTTTCTCGTCAGATAGAGGGGAAACGTAGGTTCATTGCAGAAAAGTGGCCTGTCTCTCTGGTTGAAGAGTGCGGAATGTCGCCAGAAGAAGCGGCGGAACGTATTCACCATGCACTGGAAGTTTTGAAACCAACAGGCAATCCATTCCTTGATCTCTGCATGTGGAAAGGGCGTTTCCCGAGCACTAAGGCGCGTTTCTGCACATTTGACCTGAAACACGAACCGGTACGAACCCAGGTGGTTTTGCCTACGCTGGATGAGTTCGACGAGGTAATTAGCTGGCAGGGTGTCCGGGCGCAAGAGTCACCGGCGCGGGCCGGTTTACCCGCCTGGGAGGAAGACGCAGATAACACGCCTGGTCTTCACGTCTACCGCCCGATTCTTAACTGGTTACATGAAGATGTTTTTGCCCTAGCTAAACGCCACGGCATTAAACCAAATCCACTCTATGAGCAAGGTTGCAGCCGAGTCGGGTGTATGCCTTGCATTCACGCCAGAAAGTCTGAACTGGCGGAAATATTTAGCCGCTGGCCGGAAGAGATAAAGCGCGTTGCGGAGTGGGAACGTCTTGTAGCTGCATGTTCGCGCCGTGGAAATTCCACCTTTTTCCCTTCAACTCATGACCCGCGTAGAGCGGAAAAGCGGATTGAAGTTATCACCGTTGATGCATACGGCATTGAGTCTTACCGCGATTGGGCAATGACAACCCGGGGCGGGGCGCAATTCGATCTGTTGGCGGAGTCAAACGATAAATCTGTATGTAGTAGCGTTTATGCCGGGGTATGTGAGTGACCACGGCAACCCGTGGCCGTCGCGCCCCTTCTCCACCTCCGCCGTATCCGGGTAGCACTGACAATGCTATCCCTTACGCTTATGGCGGGAACAAACCATACCAGCCGATTGGCGTTGATGTAGCGCCGGGGCTGGATGGTTTCGACTATCTCACGCCGGACGGCACGCGTAAGCATATTGCGTTCAGTGAACTGGTAGCGGAAGACGAAAAGCCGGAACGCAGTAAGCTGCTGCGTCGCCGTCTGGCTTCTCTTCCGCAGTATGTCCGCCGCCACTTTGCCGCGAAGCTTGATGCGCTGGACGCGAAAGACCGCAAAGCAGCAGATCACTGGCTGCTTAACACCTTTGAACGTCACGTATTAACGCGCATTGATAGCGTTAATAGTGTTTACCAGCCTGACACTGTGATGCCCGGCATTCTGCTGCCAATCCGCGATCAGCTTTTCCGTATGCTCTGGGCAGGGAAGAAAGAGTTAAAAAGACTGGCTTATACGCTTGCCGATATCTTTACGAGCGAGTTTATACGCGAGTCCGATCACCAGTTGGCACGCACTGGCGATCCTGAGTTCGCGGCAATTTCCGGTTATGGACGCATAGCGTCGCTGGCGGTGCATCTGAAAACGCCGATCCCCGGTTGGACAGCGTATTGCAATGAAGAACTTGAAGCGGAGGACGCGTTACGCGCGGTTCTTCGTCTTGAGTCACCGCAGTGGTGGTTAAACCGCCTGCGCCGTATCCATGCCAGGTGGCGTGAACATTTGATGATCGCAGCGGGTTACGTCCAGAAAAAATCTTCCCCATACAGTAGCGCCCCGTGCCTTACGGAATGGTTGGCCCAGAAAAAGGCTAACCGTGAATACCTTAAGGCTATGGAACTGGAAGACCAGGACACGGGCGAACGCATCTCACTAATCGATAAAGTCGCCGGTAGTGTTGCCAATCCGGCCAACCGTCGCCGCGAACTCATGACGAGAATGCGCGGATTTGAAGATCTGGCGAAGCTGGAGGGGTTGGCCGGTGACTTCTACACGCTGACAGCACCTTCCCGTTACCACTCCATGCAGCACAACGGGCGCCGTAATAATAAATACTGTGGCGCGTCGCCGCGCGAGACGCAGCAATATCTTTGCAAAGTCTGGGCAAGAACCCGCGCAGCGTGGAAGAGAAAAGGGATCCGCGTCTTTGGTTTCCGCGTGGTCGAACCGCATCACGATGCAACGCCACACTGGCATTTACTTCTTTTTATGCGCCCGGAATGCGTAGAGCAGGCGCGCGAAATCTTCCGTAAATATGCCCTGAAAGAAGACGGCAACGAACCGGGAGCGCAGGAAAACCGCTTTCAGGTTGTGCCGATCGACGATGCCCACGGCAGCGCAACCGGCTACATAGCGAAATACATTTCGAAGAATATCGACGGCTTCGCGCTGGATGGTGAGAAAGACGACGAAACCGGGGAAGACCTGAAAGAAATGTCACTCCGCGTTAGCGCGTGGGCATCGCGCTGGTCTATACGCCAGTTTCAGCAGATCGGTGGCGCGCCGGTCACGGTATATCGCGAACTTCGCCGCTTGGGCGATCGCGAACTGGTGTTACACCCTGAACTGGAAACCGCCCGGCAGGCCGCTAACGGTGGCGAATGGGATAACTACGTATTAGCCCAGGGTGGCCCATTGGTTGAGCGCGATAAGCTGCGCATCCGCCTGAATTATGAAACCACTGAAAACGGCAACGCCTACGGCGATAACGTCCAGCGAATTACTGGTATCTATTGCCCGGTTACGGGCAATGACTCTTTGATCTTCACCCGCACCACTCAATACAAAATCGTGCCGAAGCGCCAGAGCGCTGACGGTGTGGCCGTTGACGTTGATTTTTCAGGCGGCAGCGCCGCCCCTCGGAGTTCTGTCAATAACTGTACGCGGGATCCTGCGGCAGGTGCTGACGGTGTTGAACATGCCGCCAGCGAAGCTAAAGGGCAGTCAGAAATGACTGTGCCAGCTGAGGGCGTGACGGTGAATTTTGATGCGCTTTCCCGGCAGGAAAAGCGCGAGCTGGCGCAGCGGCTTAGTGATGATGTGCGCAGTAAGCGTAAAAAGCGGCTACCGGAACGGAAAGACGGGGCCGAGCTATCCGTGAAAGAGCAGCAGATCAGTAAACTGCTGGCGCTACGTGGGATTGATGCCAGCGCCGGAATGGTCAGATCGATGATGGCCGGTGCGTCAGTGGCGTGCGGCGATCTTGTTATGACCGTGCAGGACGGGCGGCTGGTATCGCGCAACCGCGCCGCGTCGGGGCTGGAGAAGCTGCCGTCGCAAGTGATGGCGGCGAAGCAAAAAACAAGCGCTCTTGTGAATAGGATGAAAGCAGCATTTTCGCGGAACTAAGCCGATATAAGCCGCTCTAAGAAGCAATTACCCATTTTCCACACAACCGAAATAGTTATGACTTTCACCGTTTTCTGCTTATAGTGTGCGCGCTTTTGTGTCATAACTAAGCTTATAATATATGGCATTTCGCTTACACACGCAGTTAGGAGGCTCTTATGACGAACCATAATCAGATGAGTCAGATATATTCTAAATTCGGCCAGGCCGGGTTTAATCTCTCTTACATCCGCAGGTTGTTGCCTGACTGGTGGGATGAGAAGCTTGCTGACACCCCATCAGGGCGCCAGTATGCGTGCCTGCACCTTGCGCGTATGTTTAGCATTCTCCCGGATAGCCTGAAAGATGGTAGCGAAGGGGTATGCTTTAATTTTGGTGGAAACCATAAATATAAACATCGCCAAAATGTAGCCGAGAACGATTTAGATATCGCTACTGCTGTTGCCTATACTGCGGCCGGTATTGTCGCGTCTAATTTCAAAGTCCCTTACGATGCTAGTGCAGTGCTGGATCCTTTGGCGATAAGAACCAAGATTCTTACTAAGGAATCATGGGTGTCGCTAGATAGCCTGGTAACATACTGTCATTCGATTGGCATTCCTGTTGTTTATCTAAAATGCTTCCCACAAGCTGCAAAAAAAATGGCCGGACTGGCGCTAATGAGTCACGGGCGCCCGGTGATTGTTCTTACTCAGCCTCAGAAATACGGTTATATGCTGTTTGATCTCGCGCATGAGTTAGGCCATATCGCCAGAGGGCATCTGAACGCAGAAAATGGGCAGTGCCATATTGACGCAAAAATTGAGAATGCTTCGACGGACAACGTAGAGAAAGAAGCCAACGAATTCGCCTTCCAGGTCATTTCGGGGCAGAAGTCTTTACGTATCGTTCCTACCGCTGGCAGGTTGAACGGGCCAGGCTTGGCTCGCGCGGCTCAAAAGTTTGGAAGTGATAATCACATTGACCCAACTCACATCGCTTTAAATTATGGTTTCGCGCAGAACTGCTGGGGCGTTGCTGTTAACGCTGTTAAATCACTCTGCGCTGGTGAAGACTCAGATCAGGATTTTGTGAGGGCCATGATGAAAAGCGGGATGGATTTAGAAAATATCCACGAAGATGATCTTAAGGTTTTAGAAAATCTAATCGGGGAGTAATAAGTGATTGTTCTTTCTGACAATGATGTCATTTTGAAGCTGGCCCAGTGCAATCTGTTATCACAACTGCCAGTGGTTTTTAATCACCCCCCCGAACAGATCTTCATTAACCCTGCTGCTCGTTTTCAGCTTCTGCCGAGAAATCCTGATAAAGCAATCAGGAAGTGTGGTAGCCAAGTTGTTTACGAGCAAGTGGGAGCCTTCATTGAATCTGTACAGGATATCCCGGAAGTTCAGGACTCCCAGCTTATTGAACTTTTGGGGAGTGTGCCCGGAATTGATGTAGGCGAACAGCTATTGCTTGCCTCGTGCATAGAGAACCCAGAAGCCATTTTTATGACTGGTGATCGCCGCTGTTTGACTGCAATTGTTGCAAACCAACCGGCCCTTTCCGTGATTCATCAGCGTTTACTGGATGCGGTTGTTACCTTTGAGTCGTCGCTTTTGTTATGTGTCCACGGTACAAATCAGGCTCAAGTTTATGAAAATTTGGTGAGCAATCCTAAACCTGACGGCATGTTGAAATTGGCTCTTTCAAACGCAGGCGCTGCAATGTGCGAATGTATTTTTTCCCATACTCGTGAGTTTTACGATTACCTTGCCTTCAAAGATCGACTTCCTAATCGGGAGTGGGGAAGGTAAAAAATTAAGGGCTAATAAAGCCCTTTTTTATTGCTCTTCACACTGCACAATAGTGCACAAATTTGCACAATTTTTTTGAAGCTATTTATACCCTTTCCGCCCTATGGCGGCGCGGCCTGGCTCAGGATCGGGAAATGCACAAAAAACGAAGCAAATGTCGCGCGCAGGTGACGGGGGAACAGCCCACGCGGCGGAGGGTCGGGAGGGAATACCTTTAATTGCCATTCTTCGGCCTTTTCCGCCTTCTAAGCGCGCTTTCTCGCTTCCGGGTGTGTGTGCGGGGTCAATTGCCGTTTGCGCCTGCCAGAATGGCGCTCATGCGCTCTGAGTGAGGGGCGTTAAAGGTCGTGCTGAGTGGTGCTCAGGTGGTGGCCGGTCATGCGGAGATTGAAAATTACTGAAGGAGAACCGCCGCAGGATGTGCGGCGGGTGGATCGGGTTACTCGTCTTTGAGCAGAGCGTAGGGATTAAAGCGGATCACTTCCTGACCGAGCCAGTCATTGACGCCCTTCATTGCTTCCATCACGGGCAACATTTCGTTGATGGCAAAGACGCGCGCGGCCTTCTCAACATCACCGAGCGATCCGTTGCCTTCCGGCATTGCGCCCATCAGTTGCGGCGGGATGCGGTGAGCGTCTCGCAAATCGTTGCGCGTTGCTGATTTGATGTTAAGAAACTCATCCTTTGCCGATATCTGGCTGAAGGGCAACAGTTGCACACCGTCTTTGCCGCCACCCGGTGCATGTATCAGCACGTTTTTGAAGGAGCCTTTCCCTCTGGCCTGCGACAGCGTCTTTTGCACCACCTTAATGCTTTCCTGATCCACCTTCTCAGAGCCGACATAGAGAATGCATCCGGCGTGAGAGCCGTTGTCATAGTAGAGTTTGCGGAATTTATCGGCAGAATGTGACAGGCTCGCGGACAACAGCGCCCCCATGTATTCCGGCATCCCGTAGATTTCCTGATGAATATCCGGGTTCATGATGTGGCAGACCTGACCAGGCTTAAACTCGTATTCATCTTTCCACTGCCGGATAAACCAGTAGGTATCCAGATCACTACCCCGCCGCGTGTTCAGCGCCGGAATATGCTGGAGTTTGAGCGGTGCGCCCAGGAGGTTAGAGCGACGTTCAAGATAGGCATTGCCGAAGACAAACCAGTCAAGGGCAAACGCAGAGAAGGCCTGACGTGAGAGTAACGGATGGGGGATATAACACCCGGTCAGCACATTGCGTTTGAAGTAAAGCGCAGACTGATGCAGCGGGGATTGCGAGAACGCACGGGTTAACCCTTTCCAGTCTATTGGCGTCTCAAAGTACCGGCCATTATCCATGCAGCACATGCTGTCCAGCAGATCATAGCCGTCTGTTACTGAGTATGGCCCGTCAAACGTGAAGGCGCTGAGCGCCGGATCGCTTCTGAGCGCGTCAGAGATATCAGGCTGTCCGGCACTGCCACTGCTGGCGGTGTGATTGTTTTTGTAGGTGCGCTTCTTCATCAGAACTCCATAGCAAACCCGCCGCTGCCACTCTCCTGGCCCAGCGGTTCGTTAATAATGGCGAGCATATTCGCCCAGGCTAAATCCCCGTGGCTGACGCCGCGCGAGCGGTCAGTGTCATAGGTGATGAATCCGCCCGGCGTCTTTACCTTGCGAACAGAGTTAAAGGCGTTGATCAGGGCGCGCTCGCTGCGGTCATATTCCCATCGCCCTGCGCGGATCAGCTGTAGCATTTTCAGCACCAGGGCGCGCTTTGACGTCATTGACATGGTGTAGGGCATCGCCATCGGGAAAAACTTCTTCACTATCTGGTAAACGGCTTCACCATTACCGCCCGTCACGTCGATGCCGACATGCTGAACGTTGTATTTGAAGGTGAAGTTTTCGATAACTTTCGCCTGCTCTTCAAATTCAAGGCCGCGAACCTGTTCCGTTTCCACCGTACGGAATTTACCACCCGGCACCAGTGGCGGAACCACAACGCAAATCGCGCCGCTGTCACCGTTGCCGCTGCTGCCGTTGGCGTCATAGCCTATCCAGACCGGACGATTACCCATCGGCCTGGACGCGAAAGGCTTCCAGTCCGGCCATTCGTCATAACCATCTGCCCCGCAGCCAATCAGGGCGTTAAGGTTGAAGGCTGACTCGCCATCGCGAACGAACTCGCACATGTACAGGTTGCGGAATTCATCCTCGCTGTTTTCATCCTGAATCTCTTCAAGGTCGGTATATTCCCAGCCGTGGTCTATCACATCCTTCAGGGTGACAATCTGACGCCAGGTTTTATCCGGGCATAACAGCCCGCTGTTCAGCGTTTTCCAGCCCACATCAAACGCTTTGCGCTGTGCCTTCGGGCGTTTCTCATTCCAGCGATCGCCCGTCCAGAACGGGTAAGCCTCATGTGTTTCACCTGACGGCGTGGAAAAGTAGGTACGCGTCAGTCCCTTCAGCGTTGCCATCGCACCGGCAACCTTTCGCAGGTTGGTGAAGTTGCTGACCCAGAAGAATTCGTCAAACTTCAGGTTGCCCGTATAGGACTGCGCCGTCGCCGCGGACGTGCCGAGGAAATGCAGCTCTGCGCCGTTACTCAGTACAATTTTGTCACCGCCCTTAAGCTCAACGTCCACCTCTTCCGCCATCTTCTGAATGAATCCCCTGAACTGGTGCGCCTGACGGCGGGATGCAGACAGAAATATCTGGTTGCGCTGGTACGGGTATTTCACGTCATCGCGCAGCGCATCAAGCAACGCCTCGCGTGCAAAGTACCAGGTTGCGCCAATCTGGCGGGACTTCAGTATCATGCGGTTTCGGTGGTGGCGTTGCTCATACCAGCCGCGTTGATGCCACGAAAGGGAATCAAGTATTTTCTCCCGCAGCGCGACGATCTGTTCTTCGGTGAAGTGGTTTTTCAGCTTGCGCTTGCGTGGCTTCTTGCCCGCGCCAGCCCCTGCCGGCTGTCCGTCAGACAGCTTTTTCAGTTGCCGGGTCAGCAGGTCAATCTCCTTGAAGTCTCCCCCGGTCTTGTCTTTCTTGTCCGTAAGCTGGATGAGGCGCGCATCCATCGACTGGCTGACGCGCTGGACGGGCGGCGTTTCATCCCATTCATCGCGTTTCTTCCAGGCGTAAATTGTGTTCTGATTAATCCCCATCAGGCGCGCGATCTCCGCTGGCGGGTAGCCCTGCCAGTAAAGTTGTTTTGCCCTCTGACGTACAAAAGCGTCCTGTATCATCTGCCCTCCACCGTTTATGGAGTGAAGATTACCCCGCGCGCGATCCCGCTATCGCCCCCTTTATGGTCTGGCCTTCCTCCGACAACAAAACCTCGTTGAGACAGCAAGTTACGCTCTGCCATCATGGCCGTACAGAAACCACTCAACAGGATTATCGACATGGCTAGTGCAGCTAAACCAGCCCGTAAGAAATTCCGCGTTGCTGTCTCCGGTGCCACCGTTGACGGGCGTGAAATTCGCCCTGAGCACCTTCGTGATGCAGCAGCAAACTACAGCCCGGATGTGTACGGCGCACGCGTCAACGTGGAGCACTACCTTTCGCCGTTCCCCGGCAGTGATTTCGGCGCAATGGGGGATGTGACAGCGCTGAGTGCTGAAGATATCAGTGAAGGCCCGCTCGCCGGACGCACCGCGCTTTACGCCGAGATCGAACCTTCTGAGCGCATGAAGAAGCTGACGGAAGAAGGTAAGAAAATTTACTCCAGCATTGAGCTGCACCCGCAGTTTGCGCTTAACGGCAAGGCTTATGTCATGGGGCTGGCAATGACCGATACCCCGGCGAGCCTCGGCACCGAGCGCCTGAAGTTTGCTGCGCAGCAGCGTCAGCAGGTTATGTCCTTCAACAATCAGCAGGGTGAAGCCCCGCTGTTCACCGATGCCATTGAGGCCGAAATCATCGAACTGGCTGAGCAGCGCAGCGATGAGGGTAAACAGTGGTTCGCGCGCGTCATGGGAATTATCGGCAAAGGCCGTAAATCTGACGGTGAGCAATTCAACCAGGTGCGTGACGCCGTGGAGAACGTCGCCCAGTCCCATGCCGATCTGCTGGACAGCTTCAACGATCTGAGCCGCGCCCGCGAACAGGATAGCCAGGCCATCCAGAAGCTGACCTCCGATCTTGCCGCGCTGACCAGCAAGCTGGGCAGCACAGACGCCAATTTCAGCCAGCGGGAACCCGCGAGCGGTGGCGCTAACGCGCAACTGGCTGATTACTGATATTCACAAAGAGAGCAGAGAACATGGATAACAATACCCGCCAGCTATTTGATCAGTACATCGCCCGGCAGGCACAGCTAAACGGCGTTTCCACCGCCGCGATTGCTGCAAAATTCGCTGTAGACCCGACGCGTCAGCAGCGCCTGGAACAGGCCGCGCAGGAAAATGATTCCTTTCTGAGCAAAATTAACGTGTTTGGTGTCAACCAGCAGATCGGCCAGAAAGTCCTGATCGGCAGTAAAGGCCCGATGGCTGGCGTAAACAACAGTGTTACCAGTCGTCGCAACCCTGGCTCAAATCATTCAATGGAGCCGTTCGACTACATGTGTCGCAAGGTCAACTATGACTACGGTATCAGCTATGAACAGCTTGATGCGTGGGCGCACATGCCGGAGTTCCAGCCGCTGATCAGTAAGGCAATGGCCCGCCAGATGTCGCTTGACCGCATCATGATTGGCTTTAACGGCGTGAAGTACAGCGACCCGTCTGACCGTGCCGCTAACCCACTGTTGCAGGACTGTGGCATTGGCTGGCTGGAAAAAATCCGCCAGGAAGCGCCGCACCGCGTCATTTCCAACGTGACGATCACCTCGCGCGATGAAGATAACAAGATTGTCGCAAAAGGCACCTACGGCAACATTGGCGCTGCGGTGTACGACGCCAAAAACAGCCTGATGGATGAATGGCACAAACGTAACCCGGATAACGTGGTGATTCTGGCGGGCGACCTGCTGACGAGCAGCAATTTCTCGGCCATCAACGCATTAAGCCAGACCAACCCGAATACCGAAATGCTGGCCGGTCAACTTATTGTCGCGCAGGAGCGCGTAGGCAATATGCCGACCTTTATCGCGCCTTACTTCCCGGTAAATGGCGTGCTGATCACGCCGTTCAAAAACCTGTCGGTGTACTACCAGCGTGGCGGTCTGCGCCGGACGATCAAAGAAGAGCCGGAATATAACCGTGTCGCAACGTATCAGTCGTCAAACGATGACTTCGTTATTGAAGACTACGGCAATGTTGCGTTCATTGACGGCATTCAGTTCGCCCAGGCCGAACCGGCAGGCGAGTGACAGAAGCGGCGGGGCATTGCCCCGCCATGACGTGGAGAAGTGACGATGTTAACACCGGCACAACGACATTTTCAGAAGGTCATGGCAGAACGCCGGGGCCAGTCGGATGAAGAATCCGATATCCAGCGCACTGCGCATGAGCAGATTCTGCATCGCCTGCGTATGGACTTGTCACGCCTCAGCGGCGTCCAGTCCGAAGAAACCAAAGCCGAAATGAAGAAATCCATGCTGCCTGAATACGAGGGATGGATTGAAGGCACGCTCGACGGCGACAGTGGGCGGCAGGATGAAGTCATTACCAGGCTGATGGTCTGGGCGATTGACTGTCGTGACTATGCGCTTGCGTTGAGACTGGGGCGCTATGTAGTGCGCCACGGGCTGACACTGCCGGATAACTTCAACCGCACGGCGGCAACATTCCTGACCGAAGAAATGAGCAAACCGGTGCTGACGCTTGCCGCAGCTGATGCCGACGATGACTTATCGTCCGGTGTCGCCGTGCTTGACGAAGTGGCGGAAATTGTCGCCGACAGTGATATGCCGGATGTGGTGCGCGCCAAGTTATGTAAGGCCCGTGCGCTTGCCCGCCGTGGTGCGACTGATATCACGACCAAAGCTGAGGCGCTGGCGCTGTTCCGTGAGGCGCTGACGCGAAACCCTAATGCCGGGGTGAAAAAAGAGATCGCCACGCTTGCCCGTGAAGTTAAGAAGCTGTCTGCGGATAGCGGCACGGGCGAAGGCGACGCGGCCAGCACCGACAAAACTGACGGTACTGCTGAGCCTGTCCCTGAAAAGAGCACCACCGCCAGCGCAGCAGGTAAAGCGACGACGCGTAAAACCACGACCAGGGCGGCAACAGGCAAAGCGACAAAGCGCAAGGCTGCCAGCCAGAAAAAGAATTAACGACTTCGGCCCCGTCCGACAGGCGGCGCGGGTGGATATCTGCCCGTTTACGGTCTTTTAACCACCCGCCCACCGCCTGATTTATGGGAGATAAGTGCATGAGCAGCCTTGTGGCTAATAAGCGCGTGTTGCCTGCCGACAGCGATACCCCCGATGTTGATGATGGTGATACCACCGTCAGTGCCGGGGACTTCTGGCCGGTGATTAAACTCGCCGATCTCCGTCTGGCCGCACGCATCACAGGTGGTATCACCACGTCCAGGCTGATGCACGTCACCACGGAAGCGGTAGCCCATGTCACCGCGCAGTTGCTGGACTGGCGTGCCGGTCAGGTCAAAGCAGGTTTTCACACGCTGGAAGATGTGCCTTCAGTCCTGCCGTCAGGTGAGACGGAAAAGCTGGTTATCAACGGTGAAAACGTGAAGGTGTACCGCTTCCGCCGCGCAGTCTATTCGATTGCCAGGGCGCTGGTACTTGAAGGTTATCGCGATGTTGATACCACGGCGAAAGGCGACAAAGACGCCGCCGCGCTTGACCTGCAACGGGATGATCTCTGGCGGGACGCCCGCTGGAGTATCGCTGACATTCGCGACACCCCGCGCCTCTATGCGGAGCTTTGCTGATGAAAGTGAAGGCATTGCAGGGGGATACGGTGGATTTGCTTTGCTGGCGTCATTACGGCACCACGCAGGGCGTGACCGAAAAAGTGTTATCTGCCAATCCCGGACTGAGCCAGCAGGTTTTTCTTGATGCCGGTCAGGAGATTGAACTGCCGGAAATCGCGCGTAAAGCGACACAGGAGATGGTGCAGCTATGGGATTAAGTTTTTTTCAGCGCCTGAATGACTGGCTGACATTCACGATGTCAGCGATGGTCACGAGTATCGGCGTCATGACACTGAGCGAAAAGATTGCGCTGGCCGGTCTTCTCGTCGGGATGGTTTTTGGTGCCCGTGGATGGCTCTATCGCGCCCGCATCGAACGGGGGCAGAAGCGTCGCAACGAACTGATTAACCAGATCCTTGAGCAGGCTGAACACAGGCAGATGAGTGGGTCAGAGCGCCGGGCGCTTGACCTCCTGCAACAGAATGAGCCGGAAGATGAAACAGCTTATTAAAAAATGCTCCATTGCGGCCATTGTTGCGCTGGGTATCACGCTGAGTCCGGGCGCGTTGCGCACAACGCCTGAAGGCCAGCAGAAGATTGCTGGCTGGGAAGACTGCCGGAATACGCCCTACTACTGCACGGCTGGTGTGCTGACGGTTGGAATTGGTTCGACGGGACGTGTTGAAAAGCGTGAGTACAGCGACAGCGAGATCGCCGGTCGCTGGATTAACGATATGCGGCACGCTGAAAACTGCATTAACCAGAATTTTGAAGGCGCGCATATGCCGCAGTCTGCCTTTGAGGCCATGACGGATGCCGGTCTTAATGTGGGGTGTACTGGCCTGATGTGGTTCACGGACGGCCAGAAGCGAAAGCAGCGCACGACCATCTGGAAGAAGGCGCAGGCGCATGAATGGCAGGCGATGTGTAACCGGCTGACAGACTTTGTGAACAGCGGCGGTAAACGCAGCCAGGGGCTGGTTAACCGGAGAACGGATTTTAAGGCGTGGTGCCTGCGTGACGTGGAGGCTGTTAAGTGAAGATTACAGCCATTTTATGTGCGCTACTGGCGCTGGCCTCTGGTGGCCTGCTCTGGCAGACACATCAGCGCGGTAAAGACTCCGTCCGCAATGAAGCACTTTCCCGCGAGGTGAAGAGTAATGGTGAGGTGCTGGGTGAGCTGCGGGCGCTGACTGCTGACGCCCGCGAAGTCCTTGCACAGTTGCGGGCAACCGAACAGCAAAGAAACGCCGAGGGAGAAAAGCGACGTGAAAACATGCGCGATGCCATCAAAGACGATACATGTGCCAGTACTGTTGTGCCTGCTTCTGTCAGTAACAGCCTGCAACACCGTACCGCCGCAGCCGCAAATGAAAATCGTGCACGAACCGGTGCCGGAAAGCCTGACGGCAGCAACGCCAGCGCCGGAACTGACCGCCCCGGTAACGTGGGGCGCAATAGCCATCTGGAGTGATCGCCTGCGCGATGCGCTGGATACCTGCAACGCCGATAAGGCGGCGATAGCCGATCTCGATCTGCGCCGCCTGAAAAGACTGACTGACCACGCGAGGGCCACACCATGACCTTATTCGACTACCTGAGCGCTCACCCTTACTGGACGCTCATTTATCTGCTGATCATTGCGGGCGCGATTGAACGTTTCGGGCGTTAAGAAGGTATCACCATGCTGAAAGCTGATTCACTACGCGAGATCCTGACCCGCGCTAACAAATGGTGCAGGGCCAACCCTGAAGCCTTCACCGTTTTTGTGGAAGAAGGGAGCATCGAGACGACCGGCGAAACACCATCGTTTATGTACCGTTATACCCTGGTGCTGTTTGTGATGAGTTTTGCCGGTGATATTGATGATTTCACGTTGCCGTTAATGGCATGGCTCTGGCACAACCAGCCCGATCTGCTACTGAACCCGGAGAAGAACCGGGACATTAAGTTTACGACCCTTATCAACAACGACGACACCGCCGACATTCTGTTTGAAATGCCGCTGCGCGAGCGCGTGAAGGTCATTCTGGATGCAAACGGCATTCCCCACGCGGAGCATTTGCCGGAACCGAAACCGCGCATCCCGTCAGCGGACGGCGACTGGAGCGTCATCTTTGAGGACGTGACGTGGGAGGGTGACGCGCATGAGTAACGATCTCTTCCGTGAGCTGGATCAGGTATTCAGCGACATACTCGCGGGCACCTCGCAGGCCGGACGTGTTCGCACTGCCCGCGCTATTGGCCAGGCACTGCGAAAGAGCCAGCAACAGCGCATCAAAGCACAGCAAAACCCGGAAGGTTCGCCGTATCCAGCCCGACGCCGCAGGGTGCTGCGTTCTCAGCAGGGTATTGTGTTTGTCTGGCAGGGTGAGATCCGCCGCCTGAAAAACTGGCACGGTGGCCGGGGAAAATACGGGCGAACCATTACCGGCTTTGACGAAGAGCGCAACGATATTCGCACCTTTTACCGCAGCGATATTGAGCGTTACATCGAGATCAATACGCGCTCAGTGCGCCGCAGCACTGCGAAGAAGGTGCCAATGTTTCAGCGGCTGCGCAGTTATCGCTTTCTCAAAATGCGCGCTGATGCTGGCGGTACTTCCGTGGGTTATGACGGCGTGGCCGCGCGCATTGCGCGTGTGCACCAGTGCGGCCAGCGCGATCAGGTCGGGCCGGGTGCTTTTGCTAAATATCCGGTGCGTGAGCTGCTGGGCTTTACCGCTGGCGATGAGCGGATGATTACTGAACAGATGATTAACAGCCTGGGGAGTGCTGCACGATGAGCGCTGAACTGATCCGCCTGCTGGAAAATATCCTCCGCGTCGGCGTCGTTATAGCCGTTGATGAAGAGAGCTGGCGCGTGCGCGTGCAAAGCGGCGAGCTTCAGACCGACTGGCTGCGCTGGAACACCACGCGTGCCGGGGCATTCAGTATATGGGTGCCGCCTTCCGTGGGTGAACAGGTCTGGCTGGGCTGTATCGGTGGCAATCCTGAAACGGCGGTCATTATCGGCAGTCTTTACAGTAGTGACCACCCTGCACCGGGCAGCAGCCTGCAAGAGATTGTGCTGACAGCACCAGACGGCGCTTCTTTCCGCTATAACGCGGAGGCCAGCGCGCTGGAAGCGCAGGGCATGAAAACTGCACATATCAAAGCCTCTGCCAGCGTTACGCTTGAAACGCCGGTGGTGGAATGCACCGACCATCTGAAAGCGCGGACGTTCGAACTGTCGGAGGGCGGCACGATAAAGGGCAATGTTACCCATGTTGGCGGATCGCTTTCGTCTAATGGGGTGACGGTTCATTCGCACGTGCATGGTGGTGTGCAGGGTGGCAGCAGCAACACCGGGGGGCCGAAATGACAGTCCGCTATACCGGCATGAACCCGGACGGCACGGGCCAGCTTACCGATACCGATCAGCTGTGGATTTCTGTACGCGACATACTGACAACACCACTGGCAAGCCGGGTGATGCGGCGGGATTACGGCAGCATGATCCCCGAACTGCTGGATGAACCACAGAACGAAGTTACGCGCCTGCAATGTATGAGTGCGGCGGTGATCGCCCTGACGATGTGGGAGCCACGCATTGCCCTGAACGGCATCAATATCAGTTTTTCAAAGAGTGGTGCTGTCACCGCTGAACTGGTCGGCATTATCACCGAAACCATGCAGACGGCAGGCACCGCGCTAACGCTCAGGAGTGGCAGCAATGGCAACAGTTGATTTATCGCAGCTACCGCAGCCGCAAATTATTGAAGTCCTGGATTTTGAGGTCATTCTCGGCGAGGTAAAAGCGGTCATGCTTGCGGCCTTCCCGCAGGAACAGCAGGCGTCTGTTGCCGCCTCGCTGGAGCTGGAATCCGAACCGCTGAACGTGATCGCTCAGGTGGTTGCCTACCGTGAAATGACGCTTCGCCAGCGCATCAATGAGGGCGCGGCTGCATGTATGCTGAGTCATGCCGTATCGACCGATCTTGATAATCTCGCGGCCAACCTGAATACCGAACGTTTGATCATTACCCCGGAAACAGCAACTGCTGACGCGGAAACGGAAAGTGATACCGCGCTGCGTATGCGTGCTCAGGCAGCGTTCGAAGGCCTGAGCGTGGCCGGGCCTACCGGGGCATATGAATATTTTGCAAAGAGCGTCAGCGGTAAAGTGGCGGACGCGAGAGCAACCAGCCCGTCACCCGCCGTCGTGATCGTTTCTGTGCTTTCCACAGAAGGTGACGGTACGGCATCGGCAGAATTATTGGCTAGCGTGAGAAATGCTCTCAATGACGAAAATATACGACCAGTCGGCGACAGGCTCACGGTGCAAAGTGCTGCAATTATTGATTATCAAATCAGGGCACAGCTTTATTTCTATCCCGGCCCCGAGTCTGAGCCAATCCTTAGCGCTGCTCAAAATGCCCTTCAGTCCTGGCTTAATCAGCAGAGCAAAATTGGTCGCGATGTTGCCCGTTCAGCCATAATGGCCGCCTTGCATGTTCAGGGAGTGCAAAGGGTGGAGTTACAGGAGCCTGCCAGCGATCTTGTGATTGATGATACGCAGTCGGCGCGCTGCACGTCCTTCGCTATCAGCAAAGGGGGAACCGATGAATAACAGCCTGCTGCCTCCATCAGCAAGTGACTTCATGCGAAACACGGAGAAGGTGACGGAGAAGATTACTGATATTCCGGTAATGCTTCGCACCTTGTGGAACGCTGATACCTGCCCGGTGAGTCTTCTGCCCTATCTGGCATGGGCGCTTTCAGTCGACAGATGGGACAAGGACTGGCCGGAGCAGACCAAGCGGCAGTCTATCCGTGACGCCTGGCTGATTCACCGACACAAAGGCACCATCGGCGCATTACGCCGTGTTGTGGAACCGCTCGGATACATCATCAATGTTACAGAGTGGTGGGAGACCAACGATCCACCCGGCACATTTCGCCTTGATATCGGTGTATTAGAGTCGGGTATCACAGAGGAAATGTATTACGAAATGGAGCGGCTCATTGCAGATGCAAAGCCCGCCAGCCGCCATCTAATCGGGCTTAATATTATTCAGGACATACCCGGCTACCTCTACACCGGCGCCCTGACCTATGACGGCGATATCATCACGGTTTACCCGGGATAAGTGAGAACACAATGGCAGTGAAATTCAAAACAGTTATCACCAAAGCGGGCGCAATTAAACTGGCGGCGGCCACCATTCCGAACGGGAAAAAGGTTAACCTCACCGTAATGGCGGTGGGTGACGGCGGGGGTACGCTGCCGACGCCTGACCCGAATCAGACAAAGCTGGTCAGGGAAGTCTGGCGTAATACGCTGAACAAAATCAGCCAGGACAATAAAAACAAAAACTATGTCGTGGCGGAGCTGGTTATCCCTCCTGAGACCGGTGGTTTCTGGATGCGCGAAATGGGGCTTTATGATGATACCGGCACGCTGATTGCGGTCGGCAATATGGCTGAAAGCTACAAGCCAGAACTGGCGGAAGGGTCAGGACGTGCGCAGACCGTGCGTATGGTAATCATGGTGAGTGATATCGAGTCGGTCGAGCTGGCCATTGATACCACACTGGTGATGGCCACGCAGGACTATGTCGACGATAAGCTCGCGGAGCATGAGCAGTCACGCCGACACCCCGACGCCTCGCTCACCGCAAAAGGTTTCACTCAGCTAAGCAGTGCGACCGACAGCACGTCTGAGACACTCGCGGCGACGCCGAAAGCAGTTAAGGCGGCGTATGACCTTGCAAAAGCGAAATACACGGCTCAGGACGCTACCACATCGCAGAAAGGCATTATTCAGCTCAGTAGCGCAACCGACAGCACGTCCGAGGTGCTCGCAGCGACACCGAAAGCGGTGAAGGTAGCAAACGATAATGCAAAAGCGGCCAATGAAAATGCGAATACCCGTTTACCGATAGCGGGCGGCTGGCTGACAGGCGGGTTTGGAATTAAAACCGCGATCGGCAGCGTGTCATTCGGGGTGGGTAACTCAGATGTGTATATCGCTAACGGTGCGTCGAATAAGTTTCTGCAACTGAAGCATACGGGCGAGCTGAAGTATGACGACAAGGCTGTTTACCATGAGGGATATAAGCCAACGGCTGACGATGTGGGGGCGCTGCCAGTAAAGGGCACTGCCGAAGCGGCTAAGAAACTCGCCACCGCGCGAAAAATTGCAGGTGTGGATTTTGACGGCACCAAAGATATCAGCCTGAAAACCACGAATCTGGATGATGCGGGTACAGTTGCCACAAAAGATGTGACCACCTCCAGCACCGATACCACTGGCGGGCGGGTCTTGAAGGTGGGTGATTTTGGTGTTGGTGCGGTGGCAGGAGTCGGCCTGACTGATGCTAATAATATCAATTTTAATGGTTTTTTCAGAATGAGCGCCGAGGGTGTCCATGGCCCTGTCGCGAATCAGGCTTCTGAGCTGATTCATTGCCAGTATGATCAGAATACTGGTCGCCAGATTGGCTGGCGTGCTGGTCGCCCCGATGAACCATTACGCCACCGCACAAAAATGAACGGCGAGTGGCAGGGCTGGATTAAGCTCTACGATTCAAATAACCCGCCCACGGCTGATGAAGTCGATGCCGTTTCAGCGTCAAAGGGGGGCACCTTCCAGAAAGAGGTCGCTTTCTCTGAAGGTGTGAAAATCAGGAACAGCACGGGGATTTATCAGGGCGAGGATGCCGCAGGTTTTTCCAGTAATAACCTGATGCTGAAATCATGGAACGGTATTGGATTCTATTGCACCCTCACCGGCAGTGAGGGCGTCACGGTCTTTGTCGATACCCGTGGCGGGAATGTGGAAGCGAGAGGCCAGATTAAGCCAGGCAGCTATGAAAATTTCGATAACCGATTTTATACCAAGACGCTGGCTAACAGCACCTTCCAGAAGGTCAATACCGCATCAAAAGGGTCACGCGGATGGTTTAAAGATTCAAACACAGGAATGATATTTCAGTGGGGGATTGAGAGCGTTAGCGGGGCAACCACGCGGACATTCAGTTTCCCGGTTTCATTTCCGACTGGTTGCGCATCGCTGACGGTATCAAACAACATCGAGCGAACGGCTGGCGAAAACTCAATGACGGGATTTATTAAATCGGCATCACAATATTCCCTGTCAAATACTGCCGCAACAGATCGCCAGTTATGCTGGTTTGCAATTGGTTATTAGGAAGATAAACGATGAATTATTATTTTTCGAAATCAGAGCTGGGATTCTATTGCGATGAAGTGAATGAAGCCATTCCGACTGATGCAGTGGAGATCAGTGAGGATGTATATTTATCTCTTCTGGAAGGTCAATCCAAAGGGAAATTCATCTCCGCAGATAGCGCTGGAACACCGGTTCTGACTGATCCGCCTGAACCTACCCAGGTGGAATTAGTGGCGCAGGCAGAAGACAAGCGCACAGCATTAATGGAGGAGGCAAATGCCAGTATCACCCCGCTACAGGATGCCGCTGATCTTGATATTGCAACTGATGAAGAAATGGAATCTCTCAGGGCGTGGAAGAGGTATCGTGTTTTGCTGAACCGTGTTGATACCAGTAAAGTCCCTGATATTGAATGGCCTGATAAGCCGGAGTAAGTCCATGTTCCGGCACTTGCCGCCAGGAGATGAAGCGGGCAAATGCCCGCTTTAGTTTTATGTGGATGCCGTCAGTACAAGCCCGACAGTGTACTACTGGCAGAGTTGTAGGCGGACGTAGCTTTATCCTTCAGGCCTGAAAGCAGATCGCCAACGGACGACGCTTGCAGGCGTTCTCGCAGGTCTTCATCACAGCGCTGAAAACTGATCGAGAATTCTATTTTTTTCGCCTTTCCGTAGCGGTCAAATTCTGTATGCGTGGCCTGAAGCCCGGTCAGCACATACATGCCGTAAATCTGCCCCGCGCCGCTGATTAAAGGCCAGGGGCGCCCGGTATATGCCTGCGTTGCCAGAACGGTAAGAGACACGTCGCCGCCCGTAATTTCAGGGTAAAGCACCCCATCAAGGTTGATCTGTGTTTCCCCCGCACCGATGTACTGCCATTTTGCCGATCGGTTGATGCGGTCATTTTTTACGTGCCGCCAGTTAAGCGAATGGCGTAGCTGCTGGTAAGGCAGCGTTTTCAGTTCAAAAACGAACATCCCGTATATCATCATCATAATGTTGCGTCCCCTTAATCTCTGTCTTTGAAGCTGCCACGGTTGAGCCGTTCACGGCGGGCGAGTTCGGCACTTACGGCGTCGGCGGCAATCCTGCCAATTTCGCGCGCGTCCTGCCGGTCAACGCCGTGCAGGTGTACATGGATTTCACCCGTAAAGCCGCCAGCGGCAACCGGTAGATTGCTGGCGCTGCGGCTGACTGGCTGAAGTTCCGCCTGTTTAACTGGAAGCGATGCCGCCACCACTGCGGGACGTTCACTTAACCGGCCTGCCGTAGTGGTGCTGGCAAGCTGCGACTCCTTCCATTCCCCACGAACGGCCAGCGCACGCGGCAGGTTTTTAAACACGATATCGCCGGGGCCGATCTTCTTCGTGTTGTCGGCTGTCGCTTTGGTGTTGCTGTCGATACTCTGCAACCGGCGCATAGTGCCGTTATCGCCGGTCAGCGGTGATGAGGGTTGCGGTGTGCCAGGCGGAACGTTTTTCACCTCAACTTTTTTCGGTGCAACTTTAGCGATATCTCCCTGAAGAAGGGCGACTTTGTCCTGAAGAACGGCCATACGCTGTGCGTCCTCGATCTTCTTCCTGGCTTTTTCAGCTTCATCAGGCAGAACGCCGAGCTTTTCAAGGATCCATGCCAGTGTATCCAGCAGCATTTTTGCAGGCGTCAGAACAAGCTGGAGAGCACCACCAAGAACATTACCGAATACCTCACCGGCGCTGGCGCACTTATCCAGTGTTTCCTTGCTGGACTCCATCGGGGAAAGCAGAGATTTGAACCAGTTAAAGGCCTGGCTGACAGCGCTGCCTATCGCGTCAAAGATGGGGCTGAACTGCGAGAAGGTGTCACGTAACGGGGCCAGTCTTTCCATGATGCCGGTGAATACGCCAGCAAAAAATGCTTTAAGAGGCTCCCAGTAACGCCAGATAAGAACTCCGGCAGCAACAAACGCCGCAACTATCAGGCCAATCGGACTCAACAGTAGGGACAGCGCAGTACCGAGCACAGAGACAGCAGTTGTGATAATGCTCCATATGGTCGTAAAACCCGTGAGGCGAAGAGCAAGCATTCCGATGTTTTTAGCCAGCATACCCAGCGAGGCACCAGGTGCAAGAAATGCCCCCATCAGCGCGCCGCGCATAGCGGGTATGATGGTTGAAACTCCACGCATTTTCCCTGCTAACGAGCCGAGAACTGGCCCCCATCCGCGCACACTTGCCATTGCCGGGCCGGAAGCTGTGCCGAGTGTGCGCAGAGCGGAAATCGTTCCGGTTATGCCTCTGCCCCCCGTCAGCAGGGTAAAACCTAACTGGAGTTTAGCCAGCGGCCCCATCAGCAGGCCGATCGCCAGCGATGTGCCGCCTATGGCGGCGGTCAGTGCCAGAACGCTACCGCCGACAACCAGCAGGGACTGGGCGAGCTTCGGATTTTCTTTCGCCCACTGCGTCATATTCCCCACAACATCACTCAGCCCCTGAGTCAGGGCGCGCAGCTGATTGTTGACGAGATCGTTAATCTGGATGCGGAAGCCTTCCCAGGCGCTGTCCAGATTCTTGAGATCGCCATCAAGGTTATCCGCCATTATTTTGGCTGCTTTCTGCGCCTCACCTTTGGCGTTTTTCAGTTCACCCAGCAGCTTCTGAAGTTCTCCGCTCCCGGCTGACATAACCAGAGCCTGGAATGATTTTGAAGCTTCTTCACCGGCAATATCTTTGAAGAATGAGAGCTTATCAGTATCGCCGTATTTGCTGATTTTTTTATAGAGGTCGGTGAGAACCACTTCAGCAGGGCGCATTTTCCCCGTGGCGTCAGCAACTTCTACACCAAGTTCTTTAAGCGCAGTCTTGGCCCTGCCGGTTGGTGCGGCAAGGCGTGAAAATGTGGCCTGCAAACCTGTACCGGCGATACTCCCGCGTAAGCCCACGTTCGCCATCACGCCGATCATGGCCGTGGTCTGTTCGACGCTCACACCAAGGTTTGAAAGACCAGTCCCGGCGAACTTCATTGCCTCACCGATATTTTGCAGATCGGTGTTGGTGCGGGTGAACGCGCCCGTTAAAACGTCACTGACGCGATCCATTTCTTTGGGATCGAGGCGGAACTGAGACAGGATGTTTGAGCTGATATCGGCGCTTTCGCCTAAATCCATCCCCCCTGCCAGCGCCATATTGAGTACGCCAGGCAATGCAGCCTGTATAGCCTGCGGAGTGAAACCGGCCATCGCGAGAAACGCCTGTCCGCTGGCTGCGTCAGTCGTGGTGAACTGTGTTTCACCGCCCAGCTTTTTGGCCTGATCGCGGAGTGCGGAAAAGTCTGCTGAGCTTTTATCTATGCGGGTCAGCGCCTGCACACGGGACATTTCACGGTCAAACCCAACGGCAGGGGATAAGAAACGCCCCGCTACGTAACCGGCAGCAGTGGCCCCGGCAACGGCCATTGTGCCCCCACCGCGAAGTTTGCCCGCCGTTTGCTGCATCCGGTCATAGCGCGCACGTGCCTGCGTGACCGCAGCAAGTTGTCGCCGTTCCCGCTCAAGCGTCTGGTTGTACTGTTCTGTTCGGCGTATGGCACTCTGAATGGTGCGATCGCTGCCGACCAGCGAAACACCGTGGCTGCGCAGCGCCTGTGATGCAGCGCGCAGCTTAACCATTTCCTGCGTGCGTGCAGAGTTAAGGCGTTCCAGCTTTGCAGCCAGCGCTGCCATATGGGCTTTTTGCTTGTCTGTAAGCTGTGTACCTTCCCGCTGCGCCTGATTAAGACCTTCGAGCGCCCGGCTGGCGTCGTCGATTTTGCGGGAGGTCTTTTGCACGCTGTCGCGCAGGCGGTTGAACGTGCGGGACTGACTGTCCAGGTCTTTAATGCTGGACTGCGTTTTTTTGAGGGATTCAGACAAACCGCCCGCACTCTGGCGGGCGGCATTGACCGGGCGGGTAAGTTTATCGATCGCGCTGAACGCGACGCGGATATTAAGGCTTTTCACTGTCACTGGCTCCACTTCGGACAGCCGCCCGCTCACGCCAGGCTATGACTTCGCCCAGTTCCATCGTGAAGACTTCAGAGGGCGGCCAGTTGAAAACAACCGCGATATCAGCAACCAGATCGTCGATCAGGTCGAACCGCAGGAGTGTTACTGATTCTCCGTCTCCGCCTCGCTCGACGCTCCAGACCCCGCAGGTGTCAAAAAAGGGACGAGCGCTTCAGACAGGCTGACAAAATCGCGGGTATCCATTTCGTTGATTTCGGTCTGTTTGAGGCGTGGTGACGTGACACGGGTCAGCAGTACCGCCACCGAATCCACATCCATATTCATCACGTTGACCAGCTTCAGTCCGCGCAGGGAGCCAGCCTGTTTGATCTCATCCGTGATCGTTACCTGAGTGATTTTTTCATCGCCGCGAACAACGGGTTTTGCAAGCGTAATGGCGTTATCGGTTTTCTTGCTCATTCTTGAATGCTCCGGGCGGCGCGGGTGCGCCGCCACTTATCAGGTTAATCAGTTACCCATTCCCAGCGCAGACGTGATGCGGTCAGGGTAGATGTTTTTGCCATCTTTCTTGTAGATGAAGTTCAGCAGATCAAACTCAAACAGCGGCTTGTCGTCGATGCTGAGCCTGTAATAGGTATTCTTCATCGTGTAGCTGACAGAAGTATCTTCTCCCTGCTTGCTTTCGCCGCCGTCCATTTCGGTGATACGGCCGCGCAGCTCGACCTCAACAAGCAGACTTTCACCATCGGTGTAATATTCACCGGCGAAGCGGAAGCGGGTTTCGTCGATATCGCCGCAGTAGTTCAGCAAAAGCGACTGAACCAGACCGCCAACCACCATCGTGGTATCCAGCGCGCCACTGTCCAGACCGAGATCCACCGCAGCGGATCCAATCATCCCGCCGCCCTGAAAGTCTTCCGTTTTACGTGTCAGCTTTGGCAGCGTCACGGAAGAGACTTTGCCGATGCAGTTGCTGCCGTTCACAAAGCAGGTGAACAGGCGCAGTTTGTGAGGAACCGCCATTTATGCACCTCCCAGCGAAGAGAACGCCGATTCGAAATACTCGTCCGTGAAGGTCTGGTAGAGCGTCAGATCTTCCATTGGTGGAACCGGCGTATATTTATAGCGAATGCGCACCTGCCCCTGACGGAGACCGGTTGTCGGGTTATCCAGGATATCAAACCAGCATTCAGCGCCGATTAGCCGTCCCTGCGTCACCAGCGAATTGAGCTTGCCGCTGATACCGCTGACCACGTCCTTAACGTTGGCCGGGGTTAGCGGTTCGTCCACTGATTCAAATTGCGCCTCAGCGATACTGTCAGCCAAAATCTGTGCCGTTCGGGTATAAACCTCAAAGGTATAATCTTTGGTGTCCGTAACACGGTTGCCCCAGAAGCGGAAACCGTTTCGCTTGATGAGCGTCGTGATCTCCTTGTTGTTGAGTTCATTCGCGTCGCTGTCTTCGGCCTGAAGCGACCAGAAAACATCCTGCGAAATACCCAGCACGTTGCTTACCGACACATTGGAAAGCGATTTGTGCCAGCCCTGATTGTTGTCAATCAGCGCGCGAAGGCCGCAGGCATAGGCCGGGGCAGGGAAAGTTTCGTTTTCTCCTGTCTGCGGGTTGTAGGCGATGAAATCAGGCCAGATAAGCATCAGCTCGCGATAGGCGAAGGTCGCACGATATGCGGTGGCTTCAGCCATCGTTTTGCATCCATAGCAACTGGCGTAAACAAACGCGCGCAGGTTTTGTGCAATGACGCACAGCGCGGAGGTCACTTCTTCCGTGTCGTATCCCGGCACGGCCAGAATGCGCGGACGATAACCAACCTTCTGCTCGGCAGTCAGAAACGCGTACATGCCGGTATAGCTGCCGTCTTCAGCCGTGCCGCCCATGATGAGCTGCGACTGCGTTTTACCGCCTTCCTCTTCCGTGGCTGCTGCCACGCGCACAACGATAACCTTCGGACTGGTCTGGTCAGCGATGGCTTTGAGTGTTTTGTACAGGGAGCCGGTTTTACCCGCCTTACCCAGCACGTTGTTAACCCGCGTCAGCAACACGGGGGTATTCAGGGGAAAGGTTTCCGCGTCGGCATCATCCGCCACGGCAACGACCCCAATGACACTTGATTCAATGTCATTGATGGCCGTCACCAGGTCGGTATTCTCCCGGACGCGTACACCGTGGAAACGTGTCTCTGACATGTTAGCCACCATTACGTTATTGAGTTCGCAGTGATAATCCCTCATGTCTGCACGCCACTCACGCTATTGCGGGTCTGGCCGGACGGCGACAACAAAAACCGATTTAGTCTCTCCCGCGCGCGTGGGATCCTTCGCCGGAATAAGGGGGACGCATGGCACTTACAGACCTGACAAAATCACTTAACGACGCTATCAGCAGTTATAAAGATTCACTGACCGAGGCGGTAAAAAGTCCGGGATTCAGTATAACGATGGGCGGCAAGGTACGGACGCAGCTTGACGAGCGGATCATGTCGTTGTCACTGACGGACAACCGGGGTTTTGATGCCGATCAGCTTTCCATTTCTGTTGATGACAGTGACGGTATGGTTGCTCTGCCTCCGCGTGGCGCTGAGCTTGCGGTATCAATTGGCTGGCTGGGTGAGCCGCTGATTTACAAGGGACTGTACACGGTTGATGAGGTATCCCATGAAGGGCCGGGTGATATCATTGGTATTACTGCCCGCAGCGCTGATTTTCGTGAAGAGTTCAACGTAAAGCGCGAAGTCTCATGGCATGACGTGACCGTTGAGCGCGTTGTGTCGGCAATAGCGCACCGCTACGGACTGAAGGCGCAGATCAGTGAAATGCTCATGGATATTGAGATTGACCACGCTGATCAGACGCAGGAAAGCGATATGTCATTCCTTACCCGCATGGCGGAAATGCTGGGCGCAATTGCCACCGTAAAGAACGGCAGTCTGCTGTTTATCCTGCCGGGCGGAGGTGTTACCGCTGACGGGAAGGCAATACCCTCTGCCAGCATTGACCGCACGAGTGGAGACCGTCACCGCTTTCGTATTGCCGATCGGGATGCGTATACCGGCGTCAGGGCTTACTGGCTGGATCTCAATTTCGGCAAAAAGAAAAAGGTCAGCGTTAAGCGCCGTAAGCCTGCAAAGCCCAAAAAAGAGAAGAGCAGCAGCCGTGAGGGAGATTACATGGAGGGCGCAGACGGTAACGTTTATGTGCTGCGCAAGACCTACCAGAATGAAGAGGCGGCGAAACGTGCAGCGGCGGCAAAGTGGCAACAGCTTCAGCGTGGCGCGGCAGAGTTTTCGATCACCCTGGCGCGTGGCCGCGCTGAGCTATACCCCGAAATGCACGTTACGGTTAGCGGTTTTAAGGATGAAATAGACAATCAGGACTGGATTATTGCACGTGCTGAGCACGTCATAGACGACAGCGGTTTTACCACCCGGCTGGAGCTGGAAGCGAAAATACCTGACTGGATAGCGGAAACTGAATAAAATGAAATGGAGTTCAACTCCCAGAGGGGAGCCATCATTATGTTCAGATGTCCATTCTGCGGCGCTATGGCCCGCACCCGTACCAGCCGTAAAATAACCGA